GAAAGAGTAGTAGTTGATGTACTACCACCATTACCAAATTGCATCCAGTTGATGTGAGGTGCATCGCCGGAACCATTTACACTAGTTGGTTTACCAGCCAGTGCGGAAGCAAGGACATATGCCATGTTTCCTGGGTGAATTGCGTTTTTCTTCTGTACAAGAATATCTCCACTGTCCTTATCATAGATTTTCAGTGTACCAATTACTTGTGACTGTATTAAGTCTTTAAACATGTGTTCGCCTCTTAGATTGTTTCTTATATTTATCTACTTAATGTATTTATGCATTTACATCTTTTACTTCTATTCTAACTCAATCCTGTGAGATCCTGTAGAACTATCTGTAAAGGAGTGTCAAGTACGTGTACCGTATCAAGATTTGCAAAAGTATGTCCCAATCCTGTGTATAACACTCTATTACTGATAGTTAGAGAGTCACTGTTTTTATTATCATACAACATAAATTCTATATTAGAAGTGCCTGCCTTCTCTACTGCTATCAGTTTTTTATTACTATCAGTTGCATCTTCAAATAATGATTCATCATCGACAACAAGTGTTGTTCCATCAAAAGAAGAAATAGTATCTGAGTCTTTCACGTCAATACTGTAACCTCTTCCGTATATATCATAGACATAAAACTGTGTTTTGTCGGGGTCGCCGACAATTCCACCAGTAATATCAACAGGATATGTCTGTAATCTCAATATTGATGATTCAAGACCAGGAATGTTTACTTGTCCAGTATCAAAACCAGTCGTTCCTGTTGCTGGAGTAAATCGAGTTCTTAGTAATGCACCTTGTTCATATTCTCCATCAGGAATATCTGTAGTAGCAATACCATCATATAATGTTTCTTCGTATCTGCTATTATTACCAAAGTCTAAAATAATATTCATATTCTCTTCAGTCGTAACAGTTGCATTCATTGATTCTGCTGTTGAATGAATTCGTTTAATTTCTCTTATCTTAACATGATATGGTTTAGCCTCTCTAACATATTCCAATACATCTTCTTCACTATCTCTTTGATATACTGCGTGTTGTTTTAAATCTCTATTATATAAATTCAAATCCATATAACTTGTCTTAAACAACCAAGAAGGATATGTTTTTTCTGTATACAAATAGTTAATCATAGTGAAAAATATACTATTAATAAATGAAACATCAGGATAATCTTCAATCATATTCATTAATTCGTGAATCTGAATTCCTACAGCATTGTTGTAATAAGTATCAAACGATGTTTCTGGAAATACAAGACTATCAAACGATACGTTCAACGCACTCTTGCTTCTGTTAACTAATTTCAATACATTATTGTGTTCAAAATAATATTCATCATGTGTTGATAATTTCAATTTAAATGATTTTATTCCTTTTTCATACTCAGCACCCATATCAAAATTTCTCGTAGTTGATAGATATGAGAAAGAATCTATTGTCTTGTAGGTGTCATTTAGATACCAATCACTTAGACTAAAAATAATATCACCTGTATTTAGATATTGAGCATAATTAGAGTATAATGCTGATAGCATTTTCTTGCTCATTGTATTGTTTATAATTGAAGCAAAATTACTTTTAGCCCTAGTATTATTTGAGAACCAATTATCTGTTTTACTTTCTACTTTATAAACTCTTAATATGTCACTGGCTATCATTGTGTGTGTTTGAGATATCTTTAAGTTAGAACCATCGATACTTAAATGACCTGCATTTACTGTATCACTATTAGTTGTAACTACTATATCATCAATTGTTAATCCAGTAATCCAAGATACTGGAATTATTGCGTGATTGACATCAGTCAGTTGAGATGCTGTAAGTTCTGCCGCGTATGTTTTTAATATAGTAACGTTAGATACTGATTCAGTCATATCATTTAAGAATCTTTTAGGAACAACGTAATCTGTTGCCTCTGACAACAATTCCCAATCAGTGTTCCCTTTACGTATTCCAGTTTCTTGTTGATAATGCAATGTCGTGCTTATAGTTTCACTATCATATAATGTAGCATTGTTACTGATAATAACACTTGTTGTGCCGACTGGTATAAATTTATTTTTAGGTCCCTCTGAATTAATCAACATTGCAATTTCTTTACAGTCATCACTTTCTGTTGACCAGTAAAAATAATCTGTAACTTCTTTGTTGGCAACTTCATCATAATATTTTTTAGTATTATATGTTGTTCCTTCTGGTAATGTTCTAGATTTTGTCCATTTCTTTACGATTACTTGTGAACTTTCTACTAATTTGCCCCAATATTTCTTAACGTAATTCGTGTTTAAGTTTCCATTAGCATCACCGTAATCGTTGTATCTATAGAATCTTGCTAAATCTGTATCCCACCATATTTTGTCTAATTTCTCATCTAACCAAATGTCAGAACTAGTTGTTGTATCGTAACTCGCAGGGTCATTCCATGCAACATATTCCAACTTAGAAACAATTGTTCCTGGCATTTTTAAGTTAAGTGGATCATATAATTGATGATTAATAAAATTCTCACCATCTTGTACTATTAATCTTTTTGTTAAATCTGTGTCGATAGTCTTTGCCTGTCTAGCATGTATCGAATAATTTCCTAAACTGAAACTAAGTACTGCCCATCCGTTAGCATCATAACTGTCTACCCATAACTTACTTGTACTGTTTAGACCTAATGCAGTTGCAAACTCAGTAAAAGTAGCACCGTTGAAATTAGGTGTATATCGTATTGATTTCCAAAGCATTGCTTTGAAACTAGAACTACTTGTTACGTTTGAATATTCTAACGAAAGTCCTATCTTAGTTAACATTGCTTCAGTTGTTCCAGTGAATGTCATGCTTACATTATTATTAGTAAATATCATTCTACCATCACTTGATACTCCAACAACTATTGAAGATGCACTAGTGATTTGAGCGGCAAATGCCACTGCACTAGCACTTACTATTGAGGTATTGGAATATGTGCCTGCAGTTATTCCCATATCAGAAAGAGAATTACCATTGATGTTACTAGTAACTATACTACTTTCTGAACTTGTTATTAGTACTTGTCTATCCGATTTCGTTGCTGTAGTTGTTGCTCCTGAGAATACTTGTGTGTTTAAATCGCTTACTATTGTGTCTGTGGCATCAATTGCAATTGTAGTTGATGCAAATCCTAATCTACTCATAGCACCCGAAGTTACTTCAACTATATCTAAGTTATGATTTGTGCTTGTTATTTTAATTGTGCCCGTTACAACATCGGCAGTCACTCCTAGAATATTCAATGCATTTACTTGTGAGACGACACTGTTTATAGTTGGTTCATCATTAGCATTGTAAGTACCTGCTGTGATACCCAATTCAGTTAATGCTGTTCCTGAAATAATCATTGAGGATGCCGAACTTTCTATTATCATGTTATTGTTAGCAGTAATAGTACATGTAATATCAGTTATTGTAGCAATATCATTTGCTAAGTTATCTAGTTTTGAATCGTAATATAATGTAGTAGAAGAAATTCCCAAATCTTGTAACACACTACCAGACATGTCTAACTCTGGTGATGCAGTCGTTAATACTAATTCATCTGAACCAGAATTTGAAGCGACCACTGTAGCAGTGCCGGTGTTGATAGCGTTAATAATTGCAGTTATATCACTTCCACTTGGAAGTGTTACCGTATCACCATTAACTTGTAATGGTTTTGTAGTTGCCATTGTTCCCGCAAAAGCAGTACCAGTAACAGTCAAATCTGCTACTGTCTTTGTTACTCCACCAATGATAACAGTGTTTCCTGTAGTTAATGTTGAACTTCTTGTAGCAGTTGAAGTTAGTGATATACTTTGGCTTCCACTATAATCTATAGTCAATGTTGTACCATCAATTGTGACTTGGTCTCCTACTGTTGAACTAAATGAACTCGTTGTTGTAGCAACAGTGCCAGAGAATGTAACTGTAGTGTTTGTGCCATTCTCAACTAATCCAGCGTCATTGTAAATAACAAATCTCGCTTGTTCTCCCTCAGATACTACTGGATTTGCTACTGAACCAAGTATTGTAAGACCAGATGTAGTACCACTCGCTGGTGTATAAGAAAAACTAGTATTATCGATAACTATTGTATCACCACTGGCAATTGTAGGATTGCTCACTGTACCAATGGCTTCTACACCACCGTCTGTACTAGTTGGAACAAAAATACTGTTAGTAGTTGCTGAATCTATTTCAACAATTAATGGTTCAAAGTCTTCTTCAAATACTAGATATTCGTAAATAGTAACCCCATCTACGGTTTTTGTTCCATTTGAGATAAGCAAGTAATATCCATCTATAGTAGGATCTATGATGTCACTCGAAATCTTTATATAAATTGCCTTATCATCATAAGTAGAATCTATTTCAGTAAGCATTCCAATGTAGAGTTGATTATCAGAAGTTTCACCAACATAACTTATTTCTGCTACTTCACTCAGTCGTACTACATCCCAATCTCTGTCTGTATCAAATTGTACCCAAGCAGTGTCTCCTTCGTATAGTGATGAGCCTGTTAAATCTGTTAGTGAACTATGAGTACTAGTGACATAGTTTACATCTGATGCATCGACATATCCTGTTGTCTTTATTGCTACATCATTTTTCGTAGTATTATGAAGAAGTGGAAGTGTTGTGGTATTATATTCTATTAAGAATGGATCACTAATCATATTGTTGACTGTTACATCCTTTGTCATCTTGAGTTGAGATGATACATGTCCATAATCACTTAGTTTAACTGCCCATATATCAGCATGTGCAATATTCTTAAAGTTTCCGTTATTGTTAATAATTTTATCAATACTAGAGTCTGTTCCTTTATGAGATAAGAATCCTTTATAAAATTCTAATTGTGATTCTCTTTCAATTCCGTGATTCGATAGATATGCTCTAGTTGTATATCCATAATGATTTGATTTTAATTTGTTAATAACTGATAGTCCTTGGTCAACTAGAGTGTTTCTATAGTGACGAGTCTCCTCAATCATTGTGTCAAAGTTTGGTATTAATTGATTATCGTTTACAAGATAACCATCAACGGACATAGTTCCGTCCCAATCGATTGTTCTATTGCAATCAATTTGCATTCTAAGATTTCTAGTATGAGAATGTGAATCATATATAATATCTCCATAACTGTCAGTGTTGTCAACGACAAATGCATGTTCGATGTCTCTTATATCTATTTTCATTCCGTAAATAGGAACAGTGCTTGTAAATGTTAATCTTGAACCATCTGTATGAAAAGTGAGTTCAGTATTTGGTATAAGTCTTCCAGATGCATCTACTACTCGATAGTAATTCTTAAAGGTTTCACTAGAAACACTTGCAACACCGTAAGTCGCATCGAAACTACCACCAGTCAGTAATGGAGTAAGAGTAATAAAGTCTCCAATATCATGTTGTTCTGATTGCCATTCTAAAAATTTATTTAATAAGTTTTCCCAATTTATAACATCTCCAAATTCACCTGTATCTGTGAATTCCCATCCTACTAATCCTAGATAATGTTCATAACCCATTATTAAATGAGCAACGTCATCTACTGATTCTAAAATGTCACCGTAGTTATAATTCTTTACAGTATCATCTACTAATTTTTTGTAACCTTTTGCTTGAGTCTTGTTTGTTGTTGGCCATTCTGTTACTGCTTTCCAATCTTTAATGTTATCATCAAATGTGGTCGATGTGTGATTTATAAGACAAATATAAGGAGTGTCGTTCCATAATATATATGAATCCAATCTGTAATATTCTCCAGCCTGCCATTGTTTTAAAGTAAGTTTGTCTCCTGCAGTAGAAAATGTTTTCTCACCACTTGCTTCGTCCCAACCCATTGAGTAGAATGTAGGATTAATCTCATCATATCCGTGTACTTTGAAACCAAACTTGCTAGTTTTTGGTTGTGATATAAGTGTCCAACTGCCGTAATCAAAATTAATTACACCAGCAGTTTCATTTGCTGATACACCGTCTATTTTTCTTTTATAGTACTTCTTGTCTGCTGTGTTTAAAACAACCAGACCTTTGTAATAAGTTGATACATCACCAAGAGCATATACTGGATGTGCTTTATCTAACGATATCTTTTCTAACACAATTGCACTGAAGTATTCACTTCTATTTGGTACACCTGCATGAACAACTAAGTCATAGTTGTCAGTTGGTAGTTCAGTGAATCTACTATTCGATAATGAATTGTTTTCTGATTGTAGTTTGAAGTTGTTAACGAATCCACCTAACTTTGAACCTAACTTAAATGAATAGTTGCTCTTATCAGTAACGATTAAACTAGTATCGACACCTTCGTTTTTATTAGAATAGGTAATAATATCTCTTATTTGAGTACTATAATCATATATAATTTTAAAAGGATTCGACAATAACATTAACATAAATTCAGCAAAAGCGAATTCACTACTTCTTGTCCATGCTAGTTCAACTGGTGAGTTATCACCAAATTCCCATGCTTGATTCATCAATGCTTTTTCATCGTCTGTAAATTCGACACCACCAAAGAACAAGTCTTTCGGTTCCTTTAAGTTTCCTGAACTGTCAACTGGAACTGGACAAGTTAAAGAATTAGTTGATATTAATAAATCCCAAAATGCAACTGTAGTGTAAACTGAACCATATGTTGAATCAAAATTTGCTGGCTTCTGTGATAATTTTATTGCTTTCCACGGCTCTAATGTTGGTCTATCTGTGCCGTATGCCTGCAATAGTTGTCCTCTCCAATGCCCAGCGGATTCTTCGTTCTTTGCTCGATAGTTCCAAGTTTTATAATCGGTTACATCATACGAATCGTTATCTAAACTGTCTATGTTATTTCTCATCATCCATTTCTTAAAGAACGGATACATGATATATTTCTTTTCAACATTCGAATAATCAACACCAGATGTGTCATATAATCCGTAATTCATGCTATCAATCTTAGCACTGGTATTATCTGTTAGATTATTAAATATTAAAGTTTCGAATGCAAGAAGTATATCATCTATTCTTGTCTCGTATGAAGGAATCAGTGAACCATCATGTCCTTGAATAAATGAAACTGAAGGACTATATTCTGTGTCTGTGATAACTTGTGGAACAAATGCTGATGCAATTGATAATGACGTTGCACTTGGCGGAATATAAGTTTCTTTTATATTACTATAATGTCTAACAGTTAATGTATCACTTGTTGATAGAGTCGATGTAAAGTTTATCTCTGTTGCACCAGAAGACAATGTGTAATCTACATTTAATCGCTGAATAACATTGTTTAGAATAATAACTGCATCTTTGTCGTTTAATATCGTATCGTTAAATGTTGGCATAACTTGTTCTGTTGCACCACCGATAACTGTAGCATCAAGTGTTTGATAATGAGAATGATTCTCACCAAAGTTCAACATAATACTATCTCTAAAAATACTTACACTTGAATGTTTTCCAAGAGAAATTGTACCAATTGCTTCTTCTAAGATTTGTAAATCAGTTTTAGTTGTACTCGCACTTGATTCTAATATAGAAATAATTGTTGTTAGTAGTTTGTTTTTGTAGCCGTTATATGCACCTGTTAGAAATTCTGTTGCTTTGATAGGGTCGTAATCATCTCGTGTTAGTGCAAAGTACGCCTCTTTAATGTCAACAGTATTTCGAATAAGTACACTACCTTGATTTGCAAATCTTAGTTTGTCTGTATTTGTACCTGATGTTCTATAATTGTTTACAGCAATTGGACTACCAGTCAAACCTGATACAGTTTCAATGATTCGAACAAGATGTTCAAAAACAAGTGAGTATGTCATTTCTGTATCGACATATGATTTGTTATCTATATTATATTCAACTGATGGATCAATACGTTGAAATACAGTTTGACCATCATATACAACTGGAGTATCAGTACAATAATCAACGTATATGTTGCCACTGACTGCTTCGTTCATTGTGATTTTGTTTGTAGTGCTACTGTATGTGTAATTTCCTATTTGTTTTTGACCATCTACATACAAGTCAATTGTATTATTATTTTTTGAGGGCTGAAGTAATTCAATCTCTGACACTGTTAGCATGTCACCCAATTCTTGTCTTAGATTTCTATAATCAAATACTGATGTGACATATAATTTTTTATAATCTGTTCCTAGTTTATATGTTGAAGTTTCCAACAAATCTATGTTAAATACATATTCACTTTGATAGTCCCCGGCTTTTAACTTTGGAGCAAATCCTAGTTCAGTATCAGTTGCATAACCACTACCAGTTACATAATGAAATATTTGTATATCACTAAGATATGTGTTGGTAGAATCATATGACTTAAATGTAGGAACTGTAAATGATGATGCTATCGTTGTTGCCGCACTTGTAACACTTAGTTCAATATTTTTGTCAAATTCGATAATAGGTCTTGTTGCTTGAGATATTAAAGTAAAATTAGTATCTGTAACCAAGGCACTGATATCATCATAATGATACCAAGAATTATTAGTTTTCCAAAAGTCTGTCGCAGTGGCATCTTTGTCGATTGTAACGTAATGTTTTTTTGTTGAGCCAGTTATTGAAGTGTCAAACAGAGGAGATACCCAGTAATACATACTGTAGTTGACAAACTTGTCTAAGTCTATTGGTAAAGTAATTGTTTCTAACGTACTCTTAAATAATCGTCTGTGGTCGTTTGTAAGTGCGCCTTTGTTGTATAATGCATTCAGTAAGTCATCATAGAATACATTATCAGTTGCATTTGTGTTTGTGAATGTTGGTTCTAATCCGTAATTGTCTCTCGCATACGACTGTGTTGGAAATGAAAGATAAGAATCTTTACTGTTGTATATTCCTTTTTCTCTTCTACCAACAAACGCTTTTGTCTTCTCCATTTCGCCAACAGAAAACACGCGGTCAAGTGTCGTTTCAAATACTGTTTCTAACTCGCTGTTCTTTAGATGTCCTGGAAGAAAGTCATAAATCTTCTTTGCCATATTATTCGCCTACTAATTCAGATTGTGCTAATTGTGTAATTATTTTTACATCACTTGATGTAGTTACTGCCATAAATATTTCGTTTAAAGCACATGAGATGCTTAATAAGTTTGTAAATTCGTTTGTAGTGCCAGATAAAGAAACTTTTGGTGTAACAACTATACTTGAAATATAATCGCCAAGTTCTTTGTGAAGATATGCCGCTAATTCTGAGAAATAGAATATATCACCAAAATCCCAATTATCAATTGCAAAGTACTCGTTTACTTTTATAGATACTGCTGTTTTAATTTCACTATCAGTGTACCCGACTCCCAACTTCTTGATGACTTTAAACACTGCTTGGTTTTCTGTTTCAGCATATGAACCAAATAGATATTTAAACTGAACAGGAATGTAAGCAACATGGTCAGCCATGGCTGCCTTTTGCTCTATAGTGTCCATTATTTTTGATAACTCATAATTGTTAGGTGGTGTTGGAGTAGTCGTTGTGAAATTGTTTGCTACCCACTCGTTTACTTTTCTAACATAATCTGAACTCAATACATACATATCAACAATGTTGCTTGTACTAGGATCTATTCTCTTATCTAAGTCAGCATAATGTTCCCATCTAAAACTCGTAAAAGGATCTTCAATAAAAGTTGTTCCCTCTAGTACTCTGTATTGTACGCCATTATAATGAATTTGTAATTTATCTCCAGTCATGTCATTATAATCAGCAATGCCTGAGATTACCTCCGCCGCATTGCCAGGCGTCATCACAGTCCAAGAACCTAATTCTCGTCTCCACCAAGCAGGCGTAGTTGTATTATAATATATTGTAGCAGAATCTGGTACATTAACTGGCAGAGAAGATGAAACAGCATATTTTGATGCTCTTTCATAATCTACAGAGCCGACAGAATATTGTTCCAGTACAATACTATCACCAGTTGGAATAGAATCAAGCACAGCAAATGGATTATCGTTTGTATCTGAAGTCAATAGTTTAACTTTCGTGTTATCTATGTATCCTGTTGGTGTTAGATAGTCGTCATAAACATATGATGCTAATGATTTATATATTGTATTTGCGACCAAACTACTACTAGAAATATCAAAAGTTGCTTGAACTCTTACTGAGTAGGTTGCAAGGTCTGTCAGTGTTGTATCTGTTCCAATATATACATCAATAAGGTCTCCGACACTTACAGAATGTGTCCAAAAATAAATTGTATAATTGTTGCCTGAAGTGTTAGTAACTGTTACGTGTTCACTATCAATATAAATTCCATTTTCATCTCGGAGTAATATGTTACTAGTAGTAAGGGTAGTTGTACTTACTACAGAAATTTCTCCATAAGCCAATTGCTTGAAGAAGATATCAGTGTCTTCATAATTAATAATGCCCGAGTCTGCGAAAGATAGAGTAAAGGTATATTCATCTGAAGTAGATGCGTATTCAGTAAGATAATCATTACTTTCAAAATTATCAGATTCATCGCGCCAAACAAAATTACTAGTGGTAGAGGCTGTATTAAAATAAGATAATGATACTTCTCCTTTAAAGCCTTTATTTATCAGGTAATCTTTAGACCTGGTTGTGTGTGCTTGAGTTGTAGCGTTACCAGTATCATACCCCTCTAAAAAACCAACTGCACCACAGATGTTAATTTCTGGTGTGCCGAGACTTACAGGAACATCATCTTGTACAGTTGTGTCTATTACTTTGTAATTTGATAAATCAGTTACTGACATTCCAATAGTCCACTCGGGTGTAANCCCTATTTTAGAATCAGCGGACGGGCTTGTAATGGAAAATGTGGAAGGAGAGGCATCTGCATCTAGATACCATTCGTTGCCTGCTGGTGATACTAGATAATGCGTATACGTTGTTCCAACAGTTATATTATCTTCAGTAAATGTATAAGTGGCTGGTGCACCAGTATATTTGTAAATTGCATCAAACGTTGCGCCTGTTCCACCATCAGTTACTACTGTTGATATAGGTGCTTGTCCCACAGTAATAGGGTCATTATATGATTGAGTACTACCAGCAGAAGAAGATGTCGATAAGTGATTGAAAAATATTGTATCTCGTTTGGATAAATTCGTTTCGTTGTCAATTACATCAGTAGTGTTACCATAGAAAAACTTAACTTGTTCTCTACTTTCAAATGCCACTTTTTTACCAGTAAATGTGGTAGTGTATTCTGCTTCGTTGTCTCTGATTCCAGAATTATAAGTAAACAGAACATTAACATCAGTTGCTACTCCTGTTAAACTCCAATTCCAAGTTGGTAAAGTGGCGCCAGAAAGAATAGTGTATGTGTGATATAATGTAAATGTTTGTCCATCTGGATCAACTTTATTTTTAATTAATAGTGTTTCATCATCTGTGAATTTAGTTCTAAATCCTCTTACTACTGTTTTGATACCTGCACCAGTTCCGTTGTCTCCTGCTTCTGGAATAAACTTGTTTAATGTATAATCTGTGCCACTTACTGTTTTTACATCTGCCCAAATGGTAGTTCCAGAATTGGTCTCTAATTCGACAGTATCTCCCTCATATACTGTTTCGGTCATTGCCGCCGCGGAGATTTTCATTCCATCTAACGTATCGACTGTATAAGTTATTCCTGATTGAGCAAGAACTACTTCAGTAGTATTAGTTTTGTTCGCATGAAGAAATTTATTTAAAAGACTCGGATGTTTTATAGCATTTGATATTTCGTTTCTTATAAAATTATCACTGTTTCCTTTACTTTTATTATAACTTAGTGAAATTGATATTGGCTCGTCTTCAACAAATACACTACCATCTGAGCCTGTTATACTCAAGTTAGAGTGATGTCCTAGAACATCATCCATCTCATAGAAACGTGAGTTGCCAGCGAAAGAAGTATTTACTGCTTTAACTTTATTAACAACGTTATTTCCAAGAGTGAGAGGGTATATATTATAATCTTGTGCATTGACCATTCTGTCTTGTGCGTAATAACTTCTTGGAGCAATTCTACGCACACTTGCATATGTTTCGCCTGAGAAGTTTTCAGTGAAATCTTTTGTACTGCTGATTGTTAATGTTAATCTATATGTTCTATTATCACTGCCTGTATAAGGAACTGTTATAGTTGTATTAGAAATATCATTAGCATTTACAGAAAAATTATCATTATCTGCTATTCTATACCATGCTCTGTAGTTGCCATATGCCGCGTTACCAAACACACCATCTGGATAATGTAGTTCGATTGTATTATTGTCAGCGGAATTTATACTTACGATATCTCCAGAACCAGTTCGTAAACTATTATAGATTGCTGTTTCTCTCGTTTCGTTATCTACTTTTGTTACACTTGATACGTAACCTCTATTTGAATCTATCTTCTGTATCCATACATCAGAATTCGATATATTGATTGCATTTACTCGTTGTATTCTGTTTGAAACTTGAATATTATAAGTGAAGTCTTCAAATCCTAATACGCCCGCAACTGCATAAACAAAGAATCCAGTTCTATCACTAGCAGAACCCAAATTGTCGTTTCGATTAATAATCGTAAAGTTGTTATCCAGTTTTGGCTCATCTTCTTCTATTCTTGCATTAACGGTGTCTAGTAATACACGAACCGCTTCAAAGTTTCTACTTTTCCCATCAACGTTTGCAGAGAATGAGTAATTCACACTTTTTGTTTCGCTGTCTTCATTTATTTCATACAATGAATGCTCTACATCTGCAACTGTTAATGTAGATGTAGGATTCTGAATTTTAGTAGTGCTTGAAAAAGCAGAATTTAAAACACTGATAAAGTTTTCATACCAATCTATATCATTGCTATCGTTCCAGTTGATACTCTTGCCTGCAAGAGTGACACCCAAGTTGTCATACACGTTCTCGTCAGTTGACAAACTAGTAATCTTCATAAAGCCTTTTGCATTAATTGGTCTAGTTTTATTATAACCTAATGTTTTTGCCATTTGTAGAATACTTGCTCTGCGTTCAGCAGTGTCCATGAAGTTTTCTCGGGTATTCATATCTAAACGATATGATAGACTGTGTCCTAGATACGCAACTAAGTCTAAAATTGCGATAAATTCTGAACTTGCAATAAAGTCATTAAATTTATCAGGATAAGTCTGGGCTGTATATGATAGTAAGGCTTCTCTAATTGTGTCAAAATCATATGCTTTGAGACTAACGTTGGTGAATGCAGTATATACTGCTGTCCAACTCTCACTTGCAAATAGATTGTCTGTACGTTCTTGGCTCATGTTATTCTCTCTATTATTCTCTATCTAAATCAATACTTAATTCTACTGGCTCATTTGATGGCAGTATTTCAAGTCTCAACATAGCGTTTATTGTGTGGTCAGAGTCTGTGATTTCAATACTAACAAAGTTACATCTCGGATCATCGTTTATAATATCTGTTAAATCTTCTTCAATCAACTCAGTTGTTTCTTCAGTTAGCGGCTCAAATAACATATCATGTATAATTGACCCATATGTAGGCAACATTACTCGTTCACCTTTACGGGTCATGATATGATTCATAAGGTCTTCAATTACTAAATCCTTGTCGGTTAACTCGTGATTTATTGCGTTTTTATTTTTGGTACTAAAACCTGCGAATAGTGGCATAACTTTATTTTCTCTGTAGTTTATTTCTTAAATGTATTTATCTCCACTTAATATTCGTATTTAATTGACAAACTGGAATAATAATGTTATTATAGAACATAAATAATACTAGAATTTCATCATAATAAGGAATACTTTATGCCAAACTTAGTACCAATGGTCGTTGACCAAACAGCAAACGGAGAACGAAGTTACGATATTTTCTCTCGTTTATTAAAAGAACGAGTAATATTTTTGACCAGTGAGGTCAATGATTATCAGGCAGATTTAATCTGTGCCCAATTATTGTTCTTAGAAGCAGAGAATCCAGACAAGGATATTCATTTTTATATCAATTCACCTGGTGGAACAGTAACATCAGGCATGGCGATATATGACACAATGCAGTTTATCTCTTCTCCAGTAGCAACCACAGTGATGGGACAAGCATGTAGTATGGGTTCATTACTTGCACAAGCCGGTGCTAAAGGTAAACGACATGTGTTACCGAATAGCCGAACAATGATTCATCAACCAAGTGGTGGTGCTGGTGGCCAAGCAACTGATATGAAGATTCAAGTTGATGAGATGATGAAAATGAAAGAAAGATTGACTCAAATCTATGTGAATCATAATTCTGCTGGAAAGAAATTTGATGAATTGACTGCGGCGATGGAACGTGATAATTATTTGTCAGCAGAAGAAACTGTTGCTTTTGGTTTAGCAGATAAGGTTATAGCGAGTCGTTAAGAGAATCCAGGCACGAAACTAAACATCTTAGCAGTTTTTGTTCTCTGTTGAGCCAACTTATCGTCTACTTTGCCATTTTTCGTTATATTTTTTTGAATTTCATCCGTTACTGAATACCAGTCTTGTGCATTTATAAGTTTAACAATAGAACTGTTTTCTATGGTACTAATTCCTTCATTAAAGAAGTGATACAACAAAGCATCATAGTGTGGTTGTGATATTTTTACTTTAATAAACTTCTCTAATACGTTACCAATGTTTCGTAATTGTTTTTCTAAAATAAACTCTGCCATTCCTTTTGTTATCTTGTCAGTCGTAATATCTATACGGGTAGACGAAACCGTGATATATCCGTAATTCACTTCAGTATCTGATATCTTATAATTATAACCAACTAGATTATCTTCAACAGTAAGTGTTGGCTTATTGTCTAGTATTATAGCATCTTTACTCTTTGATGAGAATGTTAAATCATTTGCGTTTTCAAGATTTACTCTTACATGAGAAAGTATATACGTTGGATTATCATTTAGGTCATAACCAGTTCCTAGATAAGTACCAGACGAAGTGATAACATGCAACGGCAATTGTATATAATTTAATAATGAACCTTTTCGCTTGTCATATATCATTTTTTTATTCCTGCTTTTTCTAAGCCTTCTTCACTTGCAGTTGCTATTGCAAACTCACTTGCCGTTTCTTTTAATTCTTTTACTTGTGGTCTAACAAATGGTTCATGTGTTGGCATAGCAGATACAATAGTATCTTTTAATTCCGTAGCCTCTAAGTTTTGCATATCTGGCATATCGTCAACTAGAATAAGTTCTGATTCACTTGCAATTGGGCCATTCAAGTGTAATTTGCCACCAGTAGTTACTATACAATTAACTCCAACATTAATATTCATTCCTGATTCACTTTGTAAAAATTGATTGCCTACACTTCGTAAATGTAGTTCGTTATCTGAATTAATTTTAGTATTACCTACACTGTGCATGTTTATATTTTCACCTGCTTCTAAATTAATATTCTTGTCTGCACGAATATTAAAATCTTTTTCTGTTCTCATACTCAAAGAGCCCTCGGCGTATACCATGACCTCACCATTTGCTCCAATTTCTACCCATCCAGAACCACTACTGTTCACTGCATAAATAAAATCGTTTCCACCATCTAAGATAACGCCTGCACCCGAGGCAGTTGTTATTCTTATTTGTTCAGAATAAATATTTCCATCATCATCAACACTACCATCATCTATAGACACAGCAGAGCCACCTGGTGTTTTAAATCCCATAACTTTAGAATGTTGTGTCGTTTCATATGAAGCATCTCTTCGAGGAGAAGAGGTAGATGTTCCTCTTAATTCGTCAGTGAGTGTGCCTTGTATAGCAATTTTCTTGTTTCTTGGATCATTTGTTACTTCTTTTTCATCTTTTTCAATATCGTCAATAGTGGAAAAGGATTTCATTAATGATGTATCACTAAAAACACCTTCGCCAGCACCCGAGCCATCAACCTTTGGAGAACCACTTACTCCTCCACTAACAACATCGACAATGTGTCCTGCTTGGGCAAACCAGAATCCCTCATTTGCTTTACCACTATCCGCGAAGAAAACAAAAACGGTAGTTCCAGCATCAACTGGTACATTGGAGATAGAACCAGTACTAGCATGTTTGAAGTACATTGGATTATCTGGATCTTGACCTAATGCTGGTATATAAGCGGCAATTCTGTTTTGACCCATAGGATCGATAAAATGTTCTTCAGTTTTGTCACTTCTAGTAACAGTTATGGCTTTGTATATACCTCTACTTAGTGCATCACTAATTGGAAATGCTGTTTTGGCTTCTTCTCTATTAATTGCTTTTACTAGTCTTGACATTATGTGTTCTCTTATTATGGGGTAGGGTCTATATAAAATTTATCGCCAGTTATAGTTATTATCAACATTCCATCTTTATTTCTAGGAAGTTTGCCATTTATTAATTGACTTTCTTGCCCTGATTTTATATCAGGGAATAAGTCTGCAATCTTTTCTTTTAAAGCATCATAGTCTCTCGAATATGCTGGATTCATATCGTTATATGTAGTTGTATATATGCCAAAGAATGTGCTAGGNTNANTAATCGNTGTCNAAACACCATTTGCGTCAGTATATATAATTGGTGCAATGTTACTAAAATCTTTAACTTCAATATCATTTCCCATATCATCTGGTACGGTTGTCATATCACCATAATCATAACTTGTTATTAGTTTGTATATCTTTAGAGCCTCGTTGTATTGAGTTACTTTATTAGGATTAGCCATTGCATATTCCCAACCAATTCCTTTACCAGCAAAATTCTTGGAATATCTTGATTTTAAACTTCCTGGTAATATAATATCCATAGTATTAAGAGCAGTCTTTACCAAGATTGGCGCTTTGTCTACCTCAATTTGTGCAACTGGATTTTGTATTGGAACATATTCTGTCTCGGAACCCGTTATTATAGTTGCTACTTCAGTCATTGTTTCGACTGGTTGACTAAGGACTTTGATTGCGGCGTCTAGTTCAAGTTCTTCTAATGATTTTACATCCACGACTCGTTGACTAGGGTCAAAGTAGTATGTCTTATTAATAATCACATCTTGTTTTAAACCTGAGGTTACTAATTCTCCTTGTATCTTGCCAATACTGATTGCTTTGCCAATATCACCACGATGTCCTGTGTTCACGATAGCATTTATATCGTTGATTCCTTGTGCTAAACTTTCAACGGTCACAAAATCTTTTTCTGTGAGTCTCTCTAGTGCTTCGGCTTTTCTAATTTGTGCCGCGGCTCTGAAGTTCATTGCTCTTCTTACATCATCCGATACTACTATTTCTTCTTTTTCAATATTTTCATCTAGTGCTTTTACTGTGCTTTCATACCATTGCTGTTCTCTAACAACATCATCGGCTGTAATTGGTGTTTTTTCTATAATGGCTTTAATATCATCAGTTAAAACTCCTACATCACTTGCTTCTGAAACCGTTAATGCGTCTGCGTTAAACTGCTCAATTTCAAGTTTTCTTGTTTTAGGATTAAATACTTTTTGTTCTGTAACTACTTTATCAACGGTTTCTTCAAACCAATGTGTGGTCTTCCAATCACCATTTGAATTCGGATTAGTGATTTGGTCTCTGTATTTTTTTTCATCCCATGTATAAGTTGGAATGTTTATTCGTGTGTCTTTTATTTCTATGTTGACTAGTTCTGTATTTCCATTTAACATGCTGTTATCAACTTTCGCACCTAACGGCTCACTACTAGTACGTTCATATGTCCCATTAGAAATTTCTTCTAAGATAATTGTTGATGTTCTTTCTCCAGTCGCATCAACTACTAGTTTTTGTATGTTATCTGGATTGTGACCTGTAATATTTAATTCACCACCGGCAGCGATTTGATACATTGCAACTTCTTGTGCTGAAAGAACAAAACTAGCATCAGTGGCTGGATCGGCAATTACATCATTAAAATAATCATTGATTGCTGTTATAGTAGATGCTTTTCCTTTGTCCTCTATGGTAAGTCCGAGTGTTTCAAGTATTGTGGCTTCGGATGCTGTTACTTGCTCACAACTACTTGGTGCAAGACCAGTGGCACATGCATCACGTAATTTTCTTGTGTTCTCAAGGTAAATAAGAGAATTATTCCATCTTGCCCAATTATCTAATAGAATTGCATCATGTTGTCCTAGTGCTGGATTTTGCGGTGTTACTGCTAGTGTGTCTACAATATCTTGCTGTAGGTCTTCCATCCTTTCATTTTCACCCTCCATCTTCTCTGCAAGTGTTTTATTAAAGGGACTAGTAACAACATCAATAATACCGTCAACTATTTCGCCTAGTGTTGTTCCGCCTTCTGCCGCCAGAGCGTTTTGCATTCTTTCCTGAATCACTTCAACTGATTCCATTTTCCCATCACCTACATAATAATACCCTGCTTTATCTCGTCCAATTGCATCATAAGTGACGCCTAAATGGGTGTATGTTGCGGATGCTGTATCATATGTAATTGCAAGATTATCGGGAACTATGGTAATATTTGTTATTTTTTCATTTTTATCTGTTAATTCTGTTAGTTGTCCTGCAGAAATAACTCCTGCGTCTGAAGTAAAATGTTCTGCTTGAGTATTTTTTACCATCGCTAATGACTGAGTAAATATTCCATTGGAAAATGAACTTGTACACGTATGAACTGTATATAAACTTGTAATAAGATTTCTTTTAAGCACGTTATCGTGTAAGTCAACTCCGTCGCTCACTCCTGATATTAATATCATACCATTATAACCATTCTTTGTTGTTTGTATGTTAAGTCCTAGTCTATCACCGCCACCATTATCAAATATTTTCTTCAAAGTTTTTTCACCAGTCGGCATATATCCTTCTAACCAATAAGGATCACCCTTAATAGTTATTTGGGCGTTAATCATACTCTGCTTAAGAACTTTTGATTCGTAGTACTTTGCTTTAACAATATCCAACTCCGCTACATCGGCTGGCTTAAGTGTATAACTTCTATTTTCAGCACCCATCTTCTTTATCATACGTGTATATGTAGTAGGATTACTTGCTTGTGCTTTAAGAATAATTTTATAATCTTCGTTGGACATTTTAGATATGAAATCATTGTCTAATTCTTCTAGCAGTATCAGATTTTTTGAATTTCTATTTACGTTTTTGATATGTTCGAATGCTGATTTGACTCCTTCATACGATTTGTTGTAATTTGAACTTATGGTATTAGTCACCGCATCCATATATGATTCTTCAGCGAGGGCGGTTTTACCCGCGAGGGCGCTGTTTGCTACTGCCGCACTCTTGGTGGAGTCATCACTTATTTTTTTTAAAGAGTTCATTAATTCATACCACCGCATGATAGTAGACTTTCCTTTTCTTTTGGTACTGGCGTGGAAGTCCCTTCTATTTAATTCCACCATAAATTCTTCATTCTCAAATTGACTTATAAGGTCAGTTAAGGATTTGCCGGCAAATATATCTTT